CTTATCAACAAATTCTTCGTGAGATAAACGCTTTTTCATACAACTTACCTCACTTGTTATCGTTGGCGGTTGTATCGCGAGTTTCCTCGCCCTCTTCGGTGACATCATCCGATGGCGGACGGCCAGTCTTCTTATCTTCCGCAGAGCGCGTAGATGCCGTTTGCATCGGCGTAAACATATTGTTAAAGCCGAGAATGTCGTTTTCAACAAATGCCTGTCCAAGCAAATCGGTCTGCTGAAGGCCAATACAAGCCGCGTATTGCAGCTTGCCCATTCCGTAATTCATCGAATTCTTATACATTTCCACCATTTCCGTCTCATTAAAAATACTAACGGGCAGGAAGTTAACCTTGAACTTGATGGTGCCGGAAAGTGTCTTCAAGAAGCGGTTAATGGCAGCACCACACTGATACATAATCTCGAAAGCGAATGCTTCATCAACCTTAATAGCAAGCTTCGTGACACCGCTTGTAGAGTTGGTAGCACCGTGCAAAAGAGCGCTTGTACCTGCCGATGCGAAGAAATTTTCGTTCGCCCTTGCGACATTATCAATCTGGGCGGTTGTGCCACTCTGCTCGAAATCATAACTCTTGAGCTCAAAGGGGCTGATTGCAACTCCAACACGGTCGCCAACATTACCCGCAATGTGTGCGTAATACTGCATAGCAGTAGGATAGTCGATAAGCGGAACACCTTCAGAGTCCACAGGCAGAACGCCTGCGATAAGCTTGTAGTTCGACAACTCGGTCGCGGTCTCTGTCAAATCCTCAATATTTTTGATAGAGTAGAGACTGGGCAGAACCGCAGAGAACGGAGGGATGCTGTACTCGGGAATTGAGCAGTCGCCCTTGATACAAAATCCGATTTCAGGAGGAACAACCTGATATTGGCTGCCACCCGCCTGATATGCCTTGTACATATCGGTGAATTGAGGCGGAAAATAAGTTTCAAGGTCTGCTTCTTTAATTTTGCTCATATCGTAAGCGAACTGGAATACATTTCCGTCCGTAATACTAACGATTTGGCAATAATCGGGATTTAGCTTCTGTAAGATGAAAGAATTGCCGTCGCCACCCCAGATAACTCCGTAGTACGCGCCTTCTCTCAAAGCGACCAACGCTGCTTCTCTCATCGACTTGAGTAAGCCCATAGTTTCGATGATGTTGCAAGCCTTTTGATATTGCTTTTTATATGTATCCTTTTTAGCCTTTTCGGGGTTAAAATTGACGGGGGTGATGGTGTAATACCATCTCGGAACGCAAGCGTAATAATGAAGCAGGTTGCGATATCGCGAGTGCGTTTGATACAAGAAGATGCTGGCGTTTCTTAAATCCTTTTCGCTCGAAGTCGGGGATTCGAGATAACCTTCGATATTTTCGCGAGTGTACGATGTGTATGTACGGGATGTTCGTCTCGAAGTCTTACCATCGGGGTCGTGAATGGTTTGTTGAGCCATAGCCTTAGCGAATGCCGCAGCAAATTTTTGACGTTCCTCAAAATCGCTGGTAGGCGAGGGCTTCGTAATTTGTTTTCTTGATTGCGCCACTGGCTACTCCTCCTTTCTTCAATTATTTCTTTCTTTTGATTTGTGGTTGCCTAAACTGGAAAATATACTCTTCAAAGCCTTTGGGTTTATTCAAAGAATTTGCGTGTTCCTTTTCCAGATAATTAGCAAGCCAGATATTATAACTGAGAGATGAGAATCGGTCTTTACGCCAACCGGATTTTTCTCTCACGCGGACATAATTGCCCCTAACCTCAGTTTCGAGGTTGATGAGTTCGTTAACCGCTAAACTCGTGTTGATGTATGCCGCTTTAATGCGAAGCTTATCTTCAAGCTTTAGACGAGAAAATCCCGCAAGTTGACCAAGGTCTTCCTCGAAATTTTCTTCGTGTGCAAGTAAACGAATTGTATTTTGCCTAAACTCCTCTCGCAATGTAAGAGCACATTGTGAGTTAATATCATTGTTGGCAAGCATAGCCCAAATTTTCTTTGGAGCATTCTTAACCTTACAACGCCTGTTGATTTCCTCATTGTTGAAACAACCAAGAGCACAGTACGTTTCTCCCGTCTCGGGGTCATACATATCGGCCATAAGCAAATCTACAATCGGCAAACCAAGACCGCGGGCGTCAATAATAAGCCAGTCTCCGTCATATTGTGCGAATGTACGCCTAATTTCCAGAGCCTGCTCTTCAGCGCGCAGACCTTCATAGTTTTGTGTATAAACGATGTTCTTGATGGCACGCGAACCATTTTCATTCAAGAGCATTTGATTAACAAATACAGAAGTAGCGTCGTTATTTGCGGTCTTGCCAGAAGATTGCATCAATGCAATATCCGCAGATACAATTCGCACTTCGTTGTGCATTTTTTGTGGAATCCTGACACGTTTGTCAGAAATCAAGCCAGATAACCTTGGAGGCAAGAACGCATATCTGAGCCGTCGAGCAGGCGATATCTCGTCGTAAGAATACAACGCGCCATCAGCGCCAGACCAAAACTCAGCACACATTTCCATAATCCAAGATACTTCATTGAAGTCGGAGCTACCCATATCTCCTTCCACTCGCTGTCTGCTCAATAATTTTTCTTTAATTGACAATTGATACGGAAGAGCCGCGACAAAATATTTCTTCCCTTTAATCATACCAGCCGCATAATCTCGGAAAAGATTGTAGCACCAATGATTGGCATACCAGCCCGATGTGAGATACATTTCTTGGTTGGGCTCCATCGGATAGTCCTTATATTCATCCAAATCCATAAAGCCAGCGTGTCTGGACGCGGTGAGGAAGTTTTTCAAAACGGAGTCAATGATATTTTTATCGACCATTCTTGCTTCGTCGATGATAAGTAATGTCGCACGTCCGCATCTTGCATTTTGGTTGGCGGTAACAATTTCGATGTAAGAACCATTGCGGAACTTTACGATGGTGTTGATTTGGTTGTTGACTATATCCTCAACTTCAAGTGCAAACATAGGATAATTAGGCATAAATGTTTTTTCGATTTTCGCCACAATTTCCCTCGCTTGTCGCCTCGTAGATGAGGAAACAATACAAGCTGTACCGGGATAAAGGACACATTTCGTACTTGCAAACAACGAAGTTGTCCAAGTTTTTGAAATACCTCTACACCCGATAAAGCAAACTCGTTCAGAATCAAACATTTCACAAATCATTATTTCTTGAAATCGTTTTAATTTGATTCCAAAATATTCTTGTATAAAGCGATGCGGATTCGCTCTATAGAAAGACGCCCATTCCCCAATGGATTGCATAATACGATTATATCTTGTTGCGTCGTCATTCATTGCCGCCACCGCCTTCTTCACCGCCACTTTGGTCGAAGATAGAGGCATCGTCGGCACTATCTTGTTCACTAACCGCAACGGGTTGAACGGTGTAGCGCTGCATTTCCTCAACGGCTTCGTCATAAAGAGCCGTGTTTTCGTTGGTTATTTTCAAAGCTTTCGCAAGACCGCCTCTGAACCAAGTGTTCATATAGCGCCTGATACCATCTACATCTCTCCACGCAGGCGAGGGTTCAGGAATGGGCGCGGTTTCTTCGAATTTTCGCAACAATGTTCCGAAAGTCTGCGTATCGGCAAGAATGTTATCAGAGTTTTGTTTAGGGAGAATATTAGCTGAGTTCATAAGGTCTTGAAGCGCCTTTTGAGCTTTCGGTACGTCACCACCGTTTTGACGTGCGATACGAACATCAAGCTGAGCCAGCGCAATGTTTCTGAATAGCTCTTCTTGCGCCTTAGTTTTGCACACACTTTTTGTAGTCCAATCCTTGTATTCCTCTTCGAGGAACTGATATTGGTCGGGCGTAAATCCTTTACCCCAAGTGCGTATCATTTCGCGAGTGACTTCAAAGTCGCTATCGTCGCCATCCGGGACAATTGCATAATCGGTCAAAGAGTCTCGCTCCTCAACCTCCTCGCGAATAGTGTCTAAGAATGTTTCTCCGTGCATAGCAGACGGGCGGGCGCTCATCTTAGACGGGTATATTGAGACACGAGAGTTTGTAAAATGTACATCTGCCAGTGTCATCGCAGATGCCGTGTCATTGTAGCACCAGTCAAACATAGAACACAAATGTCGCAAAGCGTGTTCCTCGTTGCCGCTGTAAAATGACGTCATAGATTGCATCAATATTTCGGTGCAATTTTTGCAAAACGGTAAATATCCGTTATTGCCTTTCCATAAAAGTGACTTACCGCCGCTTGGGAAATTTCCTTTTTGCTTTTCAAAATCCTTTCCGCACATACAGCAGTAATATTTTCTTTCTTCATTATCAGGAGCCTTGAGCCGAATTGTTGGAGGAGTGTAATCGGCGTTAACTCGTATAGGTTTGCGTCTATTGATACGAACGCTCTCGGGTATACTTCCGCCTTCGGGCTTACCGGCTCTGCTTTTCTTTTCGGCCATAGTTTCTCCTTCCTGAAAATCCGCGGTTTCCTGTGCCGATAACCGCAAACGTATTTGTATAAATAAAAAGCTCCCTCTTAGAGGGAGTTTTGTGGAGCTGGCGGAGGTGCTTGAAACCCCAACCTGCTGGTTACAAATCAGCGGCTCTACCTATTGAGCTACGCCAGCATAAAACGGCGCAAGTTTCCGCACGCCGTTATTAAATTTTGATTATATGTCAGACAACTTCTTTTGCTCAACGGCTTTAATGCCATCTTCGCCAAAATAATCTCCAAGACGTTCATCAGTCTCAAGGTCGCTATAGATAGAAATCATAGACAAATCTTGCCACCCGATGACATCTTTTATCACGCCGTCAGGTATTCCAGAGCGCTGCAATTCGCTGACAAACATATGACGAAGACTATGCCAATAGAAAGGCGATTTACTCATTGAGTTAATGGTAGACGCCCAACTGTCGAGGGTTGAAATCGTAACGGGCTCGCATTGCCCGGTTGTTTTGTTGTGATTAACGAGAAGCCACTCGCTTTGAATACCGAGGCGCTCGCGCTCCTGCATCCACAAATCAAAGTAAGGTTTGAAGAGTTTGGCAAGCACGTAAACATTCAATTGCTTACCTTGTTTGCCACGACCCTTAGTTCTAATCTTTTCAGGGCTCTTATAAAGAGAGCCGTAGATGATATTTTCATCATCAAAGAAACTTACTTTGAAGCGGCAAAGCTCGCTCTTACGTCTACCTGATGCGGCGGCGAGCATAAGTGCACACGCCTTTTGATACTCGCCCATCTCGACGAGCTTGTCTGCAATCTCAACGATATCCTGTGTGAGGAACACCGATTTTTCACGAACGGCTTCCTTGACGGGATTTTCGATTTTGCGCACGATAGGTTTGAAGCCCTTAATCTCATCGTCGAGAATGTTTTCTATGAAATTAGACAAAGAGCTCAATGCGGCCTTGACCGTGCGAAGTCTATTTGAAGACCATCCCCACACGTTAAGCGCGTGGTTTTGGAAGCGAGAAATTTCACGCTTAGTCAAATCTACGAAATACTTATTGTTGAGATTGTCTTCGCACCAACAGAAGAAAACCAAGAGGTCTGCTTTGTAGTTTTTGATAGTGCTTTCAGCTCGACCAACTGACTCAAGATATTCCAGAAAATCATTCATCAAAGAAATGTTCTCGGGATTGATGGCAGCAATTTTCTCGGGCGATGTAATGTTGTTGTAAACGGTACTACGTCCCATTGCGCAGACCTCCTTTCTCTGTGTATCGTTATATTATTTACTCGTCCTCGGACGAGCCGTTGTAAGGCTCAAAGATGACCTTTTCACCTGCGGGAATGACGAGAGCGTCCCCGCCTTTGAAATTGCCAACTCTGCGCTCCTTGAGGGCTTTCTTTCTAAAGGTGCCCAAACCTTTGATGTAAACTCTGTCGTTTTCCTTGATGCAGCGAGCGAGCAGGTCAAAGACTGCAATGCAGGTCTCCTTCGACTCGGCTTGATTAGCACCGTTTTCGGCAGCGAACATCTTATAAAAATCTGTCCTGTTCATCCTTTTTCTCCTTGAAATCCGTATGTATTTTGAAAAATGCTGTTAATTTAACTCTACAAGGCGCGTATGCTCACGGACGATATCTCCATTGGCGTCGTGGCACAAATACAGGAAGCCTTCCTTTTGAGAAGACGTAAGTCTTCCGTCGGCATAATGCTGTTTTGTTACATCGCAGCAGCAACCTTGTTCATATAGAACCGTATTACCTTGCTTATACTCGCCAACGCGATGTGTGTGCGCCATAACCAACGCGTTAAAGATAAATCCTTCATTTCTGAAGTATTGAACCGCCTTTTCTGCGGTTTTGAGAATACCGCCAGAGAACGCAGAAGGATGACAGAAAATCGTATTGCCGACTTGGCAGAACCAAGAATCCGTGTAAACGATTTCGACGTCCTCGATGATGTCCTGAAGAGGAGCGTAAAATGTCTTTGTTCCAGCTGCTTTGTCGTAGTGGTTGAAGCCATCCACAATAATAAGCTCAAGCGCGGTCTTTGGCATCAGCTCCAAAAGGTCTGTGTCGAGGTTTTTTGCCAGATAATTTTGAAACCTGATGTCGTGATTACCGTATGTAACGATAACCTTATTCGGCGAGATGTAGTCGATGAGCTCAATGAGATACTCTCTCGTTTTGATAAGCTCAAGCATCGGGCTAATGCGATAAGTTTTGGGGAATCGCGAGATGGCCTGACAGTCCGCGATGTCTCCATTCAGAATTAAGACGTCAGTAACACCCGCATATTCTGCGAATGTGGTCACGGGAAGCTGGTAGGGTACGTGAGTATCACTGACGCATAAGATGCGATTTTTAACGCCTCTCATCGTCTTCTGCTGTGCGTACAGCATACCTCTGTGAAACGCTGCGTATTCTTTGCGCCACTTGCTCTCGGTGTAAATTACACCCACTTCGGCATTAAGAATGTCTGCGATGTCCTGACACGACAACCCGTAGCTTGCTTTGTTTTCAAACAGTCTGACAAAGTAGTCGTCGAACTGCTCATCTTCCTTTCTTGCGCAAAGAATATTCATCAATTCACGACCCTCTCTTCTTCTGTGTTTTGCGAAGCTGCTTATTTCTGTATCTTTCGAGGAAGAAGAACACACGGTTCGTCTCCTCAGTGTAGTAGCGCTTGCGTCCGCCCTTCTTGTGGCGGTTGGTGATGGTGACACCAATCTCGTTGCCGTACTTAGCGCGAATTGCCATCGCTTCGTCTCTTGTAATCTGAATCATTTTGTTTTACTCCTTGAAATCCGTTTCTTTGTTTTTTGTTTTATATTTAGCGACTGGTGTTGATATAGCTCTTTCAACGCCCCATCCATCGAGCAGACGGTGACGTAATATGTCGCGAGGAATCCCGCTTTTTTCTACAAGTTCCCTAAGAGGAATTCTTTCGCCATTATAATCAACCCAGATAGTTGACCTTCGGTTGATAACTTGGTTTACGTTGGTCTCGAATCGACAGTTTGAAGGCTCATAATTGCCGTTTGAATCAATCCTGTCCAATGTTGTCTCTGGTGAGTAATCATCTCGGGCAATAGCCCACTTCTTAAAATTCTCATATTGATGCCACTCTTCACAAACGCGTATGCCCCTCATACCATAATATTTGTAGTTTTTGTGCTTTGAGTTTTCGCATCGTGCGAGCATAGCTCTCCATATGGAATATAATCTTTCTTTGGAATGTCCGTGTGTTGTATTTCTTCTTGTCGTCGTTTCGGCGCGTAAACATCCGCAGCTTTGCGTTTTGAGCGCCCTTAAATCCGTCCCAGAAACAACGCATTCTTGACCGCAATCGCACAAACATTTCCATTTTACTGGCTTGGACTTCAGTCTTTCCGAAGAGCAATCCTCATTCAGAACGAGTAGTCTTCCAAATCTCAATCCAGTTAAGTCAATGAAGCGCGAGCCGTGTGTGTTTTTTTGTTCTTTGTTTTCCATAGTAAAATCTCCTGTCAAAAATTTTATTGAACAAAGAGCCGTATTCTTGGCTGTGACAGCAGCCAAGAAAAGGGAGCGACCCTTTATCCGGCTCAATGTCTGCGAGAGAAGTATTTCTCCCCTCCATAGCGGTACTTAGTGAAAACACCGGAATTTTATCCATAGACTGTCTAAAAGTGTCCTATAACTCGGCGGTTTTTGAGCATTTTTAATGGGAAATGCAGGTTTTGCAAAAGATTTTTTCGTTAGAAAAACGGCTCGTTTTTGCAAAAAGACCAACAAAATGTCGCTATTCTTGGGGATTATCGCTTACTTGTGACAATGGAATTTTGGAAAAATGGAAACCGTAGAACTCTAATTCTCCATCCTCGTCCTCGACTAAAGTGTAGACTTCTTCTTTGCTATCCAGTATCATCGTAAAGAATGCTTCGTCCGGGCGTCCAAATAACACCTCAAACACGAACTTTGCTACATCTCTACACTCGGGGGAATCCAATTCTTTCAGCACGAGGTACATTGTGGAAGGACAACTTGAGAGTTTCTCAACCTCTTCGATGCAGTCTTGCTTAATTTCTGCCGCATATCTCCATACGGTTTCCTTTTCGCTTTGCGACATCGTATCATACCCTGTGAACAACTTATGTTTTTCTTCTCTGGCAGCCCTAATAATGTTGATGATTTTATCTTTTTGTTTGTAATAATAGCCTTGTCTTGAATAATTGCCGCTTGGTTCTTTCACAATACTCATAAATGGAACTACGGAACGCTTGCACTCTCGCCCTTCCCGGAAGTTAAAGCGAGAAATTATTTTTTGTAAATAATCCATAGAGGTGTTAAAGTACCTGTATTTTACGTTGTCGCTCAGCTCAAAGCCATTTTCTGTGGTAATCATTTTGAAAAACTGCGGCTTTACCGTTTTGTCGTCTTCAGAAATTTTGTACTTTCTTTTGAGTAGGTTAATTTCCGTTGAGCTGTTAATTACGAATTCACGTTTTGCTCTATCTCTGTTGTGTTTGAATATACGCGCTACCATATACCCGAGCATTTTGCTCCTCACGCTTTCACGTGAGCACAGACTATATCTTCACCTTTGCAGGTGCGCACCATTTCCGCCACCAATCGCTTGTGGCGTACAATTAGTCGTTGAACCTTCCTCTCGCGAGGCTTGGCTGCTGATTGCCGATTGTTACGGCGTTTAGGGTTTAACCTTGCGCCATCTCGTTACTTGTTTCTACTTTCGCTCCACTTTAGTGGCAAACGAGCTTTACGGGTTTCCAGCAATTAGATGCGTTAATTTTTGCACATATTTCTATGTACCGAGACTTACACCGTTAGGTTAATCTCAACATTTGACAAAACGGCAAGCTTACAAATATCGTAATAAAGCTCCGCACAATCTTCAACCGAGGCTCCTTTGCTAATTCTGTCCCACATCAAGCTATTCAGCTGCTGAGAGAGATTGATAATTTCGCCAATCTTGTTTACGCTTGTTTTTACATCGAGGTCAGCCTTATCATCTTGGGTGTAATAACGGGCGGTCTTCACCGAGGAAGTCATATTGGTCGGAACGAGGAATTCATCGTAATGTCTTCTCGCGACCTCGATTAAAAGCGCATCATCGGTGATAAGCATAGTATCACTATCATAATCACAGCCATTGAGTCTCTGCTGAATGTTTTCGTTGATAGCATTGACGCACACAATACCGTCCGTCATATTGAAGTAAGTGTCATATAACTCACACGCGACATTCTTTGTCAGCAGGATATTTCCTACGGTAACGTGCGGCGAACGCGACGCCAACAATGTCTGACCGTATGGAAAACGCTTACTATGTATGTTACCCACGCCTACGATAGACTCGCCGTGGAATTGACCGATACTTGCCTGAAGCATTTCCATTCCGTTACCCATCAGAGTAGAGTAGTTACCGTTCACAAGAACGTGCCCTTTTTTGAGATTACGGATTTCTCCCTTTACAAGGTCGTCCCTAAAATCATAATACATTTTGGTCTGCGCGAATTTGTCATTGATGCCAAGCATACGAAAGACAATCTCATTCTTGGAATCCAAAGAAGAGTACCAACCGGTGCCATCATCAAACGGGTATTGTATTGCGTACCTCAAAACCGCGGGGTCTCTGCGAATAGCGCCAATATAATCAAGCGAAGGCTTCAACACCTGCTCCATTTCCTCATACGACAACTGAAGTGTATTGAAAAGTTGATAGTGCGCTTGCACAAGTCTTCCACCAAACTGCCTCGGCTTCTTCTCATACTTGACAACGCCGAAGACTGGCTCGACATTCTTCATCCAATCTTCAATAGTTCCAAACTTTGCGTATTTAATACTGGACGGAGTTGTGATAAGCTTAATCTGTGAAATATCCGTAGCAAGTGTGAAGCCGTTGAGTTGCTCGACTGAAGTAATACCGTTGTCGGCAAACCATTGCTGAATATTGGCGTTGAAGCAGCACGATTTGAAGAAGCGATTTCTCAGAAGGAGCATACCCTTGTCTTCATACTCTCCAAAAAGTGATTTATCCATAATGGACTGTCCGTCCCAAATGCTATTGGTTACATCGACCTTTTTGCGAGCCGACACAAGATGATTGTTTTCAATCTCCACGGATACTACTTCTTCTTGGAAGGTGCTCTCATAGTCGTCAATGACAAGAATGCTCTCCAAAGGAATATGAATGGTATCAATAATGGAGCTGATAGGCAACGCTATATATGCTTCCCAAGATGCGAGGTCGAGTTGCTGGCCTTCTTCGATATTGAGCCCACATTTGTCCCACGCCGCCATTTCGTCAGCGAGGAGCTTGTTTACGAACAGGCATTTTCCCACGCGGCTCGAACCGCTACTGCGCTTGTATCTCACGTATTCGACGCCATCGCACTTGAATCCGTTTTGATAAAGATAGTTACGAAGTTCTGCCTTATCCATAAGGGTTTTGATGTTGCCAACCTGCTCATAGTATCCATCGGAAAACTTAAAGTTATCGCCGAGAATTTCTTGAGATACAGGTTCTTGAATTTCGATGTTGGTCTGAATAGCAATAAGCTTGCCATCGCGCACATCAACTCCGTCTACAAAGGTGCAATCTCTGTAGGTGTACCCGTCGCGCACATATGTATTTTTGCCAACCATATTAAATTCTTTGTAAGCGTATCTAAAGGTAACGCAAATGATGTTCTTCGTATAAAGGTATCTCCCAACCTTGAACGCAAAATCTTGTCTGCGGACTTTTTTAGCGTAAACTTCCGCAAGCTTAATTGCGTCAAGCGACCAGTCAAAAGCGTTTGAAAACTTTCTTAAATTGATACTGCCGTCCGAAGAGCGAATTCCATATTCGCAATTTTCTTTACCGACTTGGTGCATTGCTGCAAAAATATCTTTTGCCTCGAGAGACATAATTCGATATGATTTATTCACTCACACACCTCCATTAAGAGTCTTGCTCTTCGACCTGTTCCATATAAAGCTCGTGGCGCATACGCAGGTCTTCCTCATACGCCTCGATATCCATAGCCTCCTGTTCTTCAAGAGATGCCGGCTCGTAACTATCGCAAACCTCATCTTCGTGGCACTGGTCAAACCAGATGCAATTCTCACACTTCTTACTCATTGTCTCCTATATCCTCAGCTTCCGCTGTCCTTTCCTTTTTAGTTTTGTAGTATTTCTTTCTCGGAGTCTTATATTGGATTGGCTCCAAATCTTTGCCCTCGGCCAGATTATCAATCCAGCGAGTAAATATGTATCTCATTCGTGCGCTCGGGATATATACCCAAATTTCCTCGTTGTTGCGGATAGCAGAGCGGAATACCCACTGCACCAGAGTGGAGAGCGCATACATATCACCGTCAACCTCAATTCCGTGTTCTCGGTAATATTTTGCTTCCCAAGGTCTCGGGAAGTTGTTAACACAATAGGCGAGGTACTTTCTGCTCGCGTATTTATTTGACGCACGCAGATTATATGAAATGAAGGAACTTGCGTATCCTTTCCCGCTAACCGCGTCTTTGAAGCTCTTGAAGCAAGTCCATAGACTCTCGCGTGCACTTGCCTTGTAAATGTTCTTGAACACATTCGATAAGTGTCTCTGGAGTTTCTCGAGCTCGGTGCCCTTGTAATACTCTTTGGTGTACCACGAGTGCGATAATGCCGTTCTTCCTTCTCCAATGGCATTCAACCTCTCATTATCGAGGATATGGATTTTGTCGCGCAAGTCTCGGCGCCTATCCATTTCGCTGACATCGCAGAATTGGTATCGCCCATTCACTTTAGTCGTTCCGACGAGCGCATACGGTATTCCATACATATCAAAGAAGTACTTGAGGTTTTGTGACTCAAAAAGATACGTAAGCACATACACATCATCAAATGATGTAAAGAGCTCGGGGGTAATAGCCCAGAAGAAGTACTGGTCATCGAACTTTAAGAAGTTCTTGGATTTGGCACGCAGCATCTCGTCGCGGAACTTGGCGTGAGTCTCTTCCGAGTATTCATCAGCAAGCCACGTAACGTACTCGCCATCTTCCTGAATCATCTCGCTTTTCCGTAGCAAATCAATATCACACTTGGCTATCTCCGCGGTGCAGATTACATCTACAACCTCATCGAGAACCAGAGTGTAATGTTGGTCTTGAATAAGTTGCTTGGTCTCCGCAGTGTAACTGAGGAACAAAGCGTGGGTGGTTGCAATATTTCGACCTTGGGCGATAAGGTCTTGGATATCGCTTAACTTAGAGCGCCCCGTCTTCTCATCGCATATCGGGGCTACGAACCCGCGCGATTTACATCCGTCAACGATGCGCTTTACCTCATCGAGGTATTGAGTAACGAATATGAACTTTCGGTCGGTCTGCTCGTTCATCATATTGATGCAAGAACTGGTCTTTCCGCAGCCGCACAAAGCGTCGCATACTTTTACTATCATTGATTACTCCTTATCACAAGTATTTCGGAGGTGATTTGGAGCGGTTTAGAACCTAATTTAGAACTTTTGGGGTTCTAAAATTATTTTTGGAAAGTGCTGAAACCCTCGATAAATACTGACTTTTCTGAGGGTACGATTTTGCATTTTCTAAAAAAGAAAGTTTTCTGGATTTGTCAAATTTTTTAGAACCTATATCATTAGCGTAGCCCTACCGGGCTGAGTGCGTAAGCATATAGATTACAGAAGTCTTCCTTGAGCACTTCTTCCATATAAGTAAGGAAACAAGTGGTGCTCTGTACCGTATCACCCACGGTACAGAAGCATCCACGGCTCTTGGTACAAATCCGTAAAAGAAAAAGGAACCGCTTTATCACCAACAATAGAATTAGCTGAGGGTATAATAAAGGTATAACCTCGTAATTCAGTTGTTCGATCAAAAACGGTTCCTATCGTTCGCGTTATGGAATATAGCGGACGCTCGGTTTATCGTTGACACTATTATAGCACACATTTAGACAGTTGTCAATAGGTTTTTGAAAAATTTTTTTAATTTTTTTCGATTCTCAGAAAATACCCCTTTTTAACGCAGCTTTCGGCGGGCGTTTCTTCCTTATTA